CTCGCCGCTACGATTTTACTTCCGTTTTCTAATTCGATAGAACCTTTATTCCAGTTGAGAACGCCCTGTTGCATCCATTTAGGTAGATGCTCGTAAGCCAGTTGCAATCGCCCTAACAAATCTCTTGCAGTAGAAGATTTGTTTGCTAATATGGCAACATTCACATTTTCATTAAACAACACATAATGTAAGAGGTATGAAACTATAATTGTTGATTTTCCACTCTGCCTCGGCAACTTGCAAATCGTAAAACGATTCTCGTGAAATGTATCAACCATTTTTTCTTGAAAACTGTACATGTCAAAAGGTACAAGACCTTTGTCGATTGTAACAATCTTTAGATATTTTTTAATAAAGTATTTTGGGTCATCTAAACAAGTAATAACTTCTTCAACTTGTCTTTTTGTAAATCTTGTTTTTGTATGACCCTTTTTAAGATTTGGGTTACCTAGATATTGGTCTAGTTTAGTTGCTGCCATCACTCTCTCGATTCATAAATATATAAAGTTTCTCACCCAGTAAATTGCCTACATGATAGTCAGACATATAATGAAACCCTGCCTTGACTCTTCCTAGACCACATTCGTTACCTGCTCTTAATAATTCTTCAGCATGAACAGGATTCTTTTCTGCCATATATCTTGCAATTAATCTTGATTGACATGCATGACCACTTGGGTAAGACCTTGACTTATTTGTTTCACTAGGCAATGTATTCAGAGTTGGGTCAACTTCTACTGGTCTATCACGATTAAAACTACCTTTGAAGTAGCCAATGATGTCAGTTGCCTGTTTTATTACCTCTCTCATTGCTTTACGGTCAAACTCTATATTCTTTGATTTGCAATATTTTTCAACTGCATAAAATGGTTCATGGTCATGATTTCTAATTGACTCAACATCTTCTGCTGTTCTTGTTGCAACGGCTGTCAAAACTTCACCTAATTCTCCCTTATCTGCTGGGGGCGGTGGTAGTGTAATACTTTCTTCTAAGCCTGGTCTAAAATAGTTCATTTACTTTTTAAACTCCGCAGCTTCTTCAGAACCGCCTGTTGCAGTTCCTTTAGTATATGAATGAGCACCCATACCTGCAAGGTCTCCGTCTTTAACAATTAGATATTCATCTCTGATATCAAAACCAGCAAAGTAACATTCTAGTATTTCTCTAACTCCGTCTGCATATCTTGTCTGTGCTGATAGTGAAGTTCCAGAAGTGTGTGGTGTCATTCCGTGATGAGGCATTGTTCTCCAGACATGGTCGTTAGGGGCAGGTTGTGGGAACCAAACATCGCCAGCATATCCACTTAGTTGACCCGACTCACAAGCACGAGCAATAGCATCCTTATCACAGATTTTACCTCGTGCAGTATTAATAATATATGCACCTTTCTTACACTTCGCAATCATCTCGTCATCAAACAAGTGTTCTGTTTCGGGGTGTAGTGGGCAACTAATATTAATTACATCACAAGCTGCAACCAAAGATTCTACTGAATCATGATAGATTAAACCTAATTCTCTTTCTACTTCATTACCTAGTCTGTGTTTATCAAAGTAATGAAGATGAACATCAAATGGTTTCATCTTTCTTAACATATCAATACCAATACGACCAGCCGCAATTGTACCGACATGCATACCTTCAACATCATAAGACCTTGAAACTGCATCAGCAATATGCCAACCGCCTTCATTCACAATGTTATGTTGAGTAGTAAAATCTCTTACTAAGACTAGAATCTGCATAACGATATGTTCTGCAACAGACCTTGAATTACAATAAGTTACTTCAACGACATCAATGTTATGGTCCATAGCAGCCTGTAAGTCAACATGGTCTGAACCAATACCAGCAGTAATCGCCATCTTTAAAAGAGGCGCACTTTCCATTTTCTCTCTCGTTACATAATAAGGAAAGAATGGTTGAGAAATAACAATATCTGCATCTACTAACTCTTTATCTGCCGTACAGCCTTCGCCGTCTTTGTCAGATGTAACAACTAATGAATGACCTCTTTCTTCTAAAAACTTTCTAAGTCCTAATTCACCAGACACACAACCTAGTAGTTCACCAGGCGTAAAATCTCTGCCTTGAGGACTAGGTAATGTCATGCCATCAGGATATTTGTCTATTTTAGGCAAATCACTTAGTGGATAACTCTCTGGCATTCCGCCTTTAGGGTCATCATATAATACTAGTAATACTTTCATTATTTCTTCTCCTTTAATAGTTTTGTTAGTTCGGTTGTAGAGCCTACAAACAATGCATTTGTTACACTCTTAGGTCCTGTGTTCGGTACCTCTTTGAGTTTCTTCAGTTTTTCTTGCATTGCCATCAAATCTTTAGAAACATCTGCAACCGTTTTTATCAACTGTCCTGCAACCTCATACGCACGAGGATGTTCTCCTTCTTTAGCTAATGCCAGTATCCCGTCTATTGCATCATTTCCTTTTTCTAGCATCTTATATAGATTCTCACGGCCCGTATCAAAATCGACCTCTGCATCTTTATCTTCGGGAACGGGTATTGATAGTTGAGTTTCTTCACCACCAGTTGCTTCAATATAAGTTGCTTCTTCTACAACTTCGGGTGTAATATTTAAAACTTCGTTTAGTTTGTCGTCAATAGAACTCATATTATAATGTCCTTTATTTAAACATCATTACCTGTTTCTTCATCATAGTTTAAGCCATCATTGAAAAAATCTAATGTTGTTGTGTATGTATATGTATCATCTTTATCTGCACTCGTTGGATTAGGAGTAACTGTAACTCTTTCACTTCGAGATGGACTTTGGTCAGATGAGTCAGCATATAAGTCTGCCGATACTGTTTTGATAACAGCAGATGTACTGATTGGACCATATAGATATATCTTTGCAGTAAAGTTTAGAGTATATTCGATTCTTCTTGTCGTTGTCAAGTCGCCTGCATACGAATCGTCATAACCTACATTTTCTAGTATGAACGGTATATCTCTCTTTGTGTCCATTGTAGAATTTTCAATCATTGTTACTGTGTAATCTGGTTGAAAATATGGCAGTATTTGTTCAACAATCTGTAGGCCGTCATCTGAGTTAGATGTGAACACACTTAATGAAAAACTCACATCATAAGGTACAGGTGAGTATTGTGTGTTTAGTTTTGTTGTATCTGCATTTGTTGTAACAACGCCTCTCTTTTGATTCTTGTTTAACTTTCGAGAAGCATCATAACTGTAACCATTGATTTCAAATGACATACGAGGTAGAGTAATAGCCACACTTGAATCTGTTCCAGTTAAACTCGCTTGTTGTTCTAATCGTGCAATAAACTTTTCCCTTGGCGAGTAAGACAAAGGTACTTTAATATTCTGTAAAGGATTCCCGCTAGAATCTAAGCGTTTGATATGAATATTATTAAATATCGTACCGAACGCAATTACAGTATTGCGAATTTGTTTGTGGTAAAAGTGTTCTCCAAACATTAGTAGTCGTCAACCTCCCCAAATGGATTTCTTTCACTAAAGTCGAGTATATCATCAGTAGTGGAAGAAGTATTTGTGCCTGCCTGTGTTTCAAAGATTTGTCCCATGTCAACAGGCTGTTGAGTCGCCATTGTGAAGTCCTCATTGACGAAGTAATCAATCGCACCAATACTAGATTCTAGTACGAATGAACCAGTTTCGTTTTCTAGTGAGAACTGGAACTGCATTGTGTCAGTTGACAAGTCATCTTCTGTCTGGTCAATAGAAGTAATGCCAGTATCGAGTCTTTCTGAAGAATATTCCCAAGTTGTACATGATAGTTTGTAAACTGGCAACGCACTCTGTTGATAGAATGGTGCTTCGTGTTCTACAAACTGAATCTCAAAGAATTTATGAGTTGTTGGGAAGTATACTAAGTCGCCTTCTTGTGGGCGTTCTGCAACTAAATCTGCATTGTTCGATATGAGAGTTTCCCATCTTAACTTAGATACTGTAAACTGAATGTCATCTCTGAGTTCTAGGCCAAACTTCTTAATAATCTCTTGTTCGCCCATGTAACCATCAGAGTTGTCAACATACATTTCAATGATGTATGAATCGTCAAACGAGCTCGCAGGGTCCTCACCAAAGATTGTGTCTTTGTTTGCTACTTTTCTTGGTAGATAATAGACATCCTGACCATATATCTTCAGTTGTTCGATTATTAAATCTTCGTATAATCTTTGTTCTGAAGTGGTGCCGGTGTCGAAATAGACATTAGTTGGCATTTAGTTATCCCTGTTGCATGTGTGGTGGTTCTTCATAATTGAGTCTGATTTCTTCTTCAAGTCTTTGTTGTTCATCAATCGCAGAAGAAAACAATTCAGGTCCGTTAAGCGTTACGCCACCGAGCATCGCTGTGCCTGAGAATTTAGATAAGTTTTGACCCCATTGTCTTTTGATAAGTGCAGTCAGATATCTTTTTAGATAGATGTCATCATAAAGGTCTGTGTATGTGTCTGGGTCTACTTTGCGATAAACTTCAAAGATTAAGTATTCGCCAGCAGTAATATCAGTTCCCCAATCCATATCAATATATAATCTGTTTGAGAGTTGATTAAATCTCATTGGCTTCTCACCCACTAATATGTGGTCAAGAAAGTCTAAGTGTCGCATTGTCATTTCATAGTGAACAATACTTGTTGATGAGAAATCGTACAAGTCATTTAGTCTTAACTGATATCTTACATCAAACATGTTTAGATTTGCTCTGTCTGATAATGGAAACACATTAACAACAGAAACAACTGAAGAAGGAACAACAAGATAGTTATCAGCTCTTTTGTATGTGGTTGTTATAGAATTTTCTGTTACTGATTCAGAAGCGTCAGTCGTCATACGAGTAATATCGTCTGCCGTTACTAGATACTTTAGATACATTCTCTCAACACCATCAACATGATACTGTGCGAAATACTGTAGTGCTTCGTCAATTCTATCTTCTACTTGGTCGTCATCAACATTTATGTCGATAACAGGTTTACCTAAGTTTCTAAGACAGTATTGTTTTAATGTTTCTCTTGTACTTGGGGTTGCCATATTTATTATCCTTTATACTATTTAGTCTTACCCTAAAGCGATGGCCTGAGCGATTGCAAAAGCTGTTGTTGCACCAGTTAGACTAGAGATTTTTGTATCTAGTTGTGTTTGAATGTTTGATGTAACGCCGTCAACATAGTTTAATTCAGCCGTTGTTGCAGTTACGCCATCTAGTAAGTTTAATTCTTCAGGCGTTGAGGTAATCTGTGTTGCACTTGCGGCTGCTAATACAGGCAAAGTACCTGATACATTCGGTAATGATATTGTTCTATCTGCCGTTGGGTCAATTGTTGTTAGAGTTGTTTCGTAAGCATCAGCAGTCGCACCTTCAAATACAAAAGCATTTTGAATACTAATAGTAGTTGAATCAACTGTAGTTGTTGAACCTTCGACAGTTAAGTTACCAGCAACAGTAACATTTGCACCACTCATTGATATTGCAGTAGTGGTACCTGATTTAATAACTAAGTCGCCACTCGAATTTGTTAAACTACCGAATGTTGTACCGCCATCTTTAACGAATATGTCACCACCATCTGCATCTAATATTATATCAGTAGCGGCATCAACTGTGAAATCGCCAGTCGCATCTATTTCTGCGATAACAGGCGTTGTTAGTGTTTTGTTTGTAAGTGTTTGTGTTGTACCAGAGATGTATGTATCTATTTGTGATGCTAATACATATTTCTCTGTACCACCATCTGATATTGCGAATTTATCAGTAGCAGCGATAGATACTGAAGAACCATCAGTCATGCCATCAATATTAAAGACTGCCGTAACATCTCCAAATTCTAATGCACTTGCGCCTGAATTTACTTTTAATACTTGGCCTGCACTACCTATTGAAAGTGCAGCTCCAATACCACCATGTGATAGAGGTATGAATTCGCCTGATTGATATTCTGCTAATCCTGTTGCAACATTACTTGCATTAAAAACTGTTCTTATTGGTGTTTTTGCTGACATAATTTTCCTATAATTGGAATAGTGTTATTCCTGCGTCCGTTAAAGCACTTCCGTTTGCTAAAGTAAAAGTATTACTATCAGTAAACGCATATCTATCTGCCACTTCAGCACTAAATTCAAATGTAGCATTTTTAGTACTTAAACCGTCAGCCGCACTAAAGAAGTCAACTCTACGAATTGGTTTAGAAATCGCACCAGTCGAGTCAACACTCATAACTGCAAGGGCATTACCATCTTCAGTCTTAGAACCTGTTGGTAATGTAGCACCAGAAGCTGCAATCGCAATTGCGCCTGTGCCATCAGAAGAAATTGTCGCACCATCCAAGTTAATAGAGTTAGAGGAAAGAAATATATCTTTCCATCGTCTACTTTCACTACCTAAATTGTAAGTATTCGTTTTTCCTGGCAAGAAGTCTGAATCAATATTGTGTGGGTCTAAACCGCCACCACCTACTGTTCCTAACTGAACATTGACTGTATGTTTGAAATTTAAAAATTCTTCTTTAAGTTTCTCCCATGTGTCAAGGTCTGATAATTGCCTAACTCTTTCTTTATCAAGCTCATTAGCATTTTTCATACTAGAAATTTGCTTCTTCACTTTCTCAATCATTTTATCTACAGTCTTATCTTCGACTGCTTCTTCGATTGTTTCTTCTGCTACTGCCAGTTCTTCTAATTCAGAAACGAGCTGTTCTGCCTTATATTCTTCTACATAGCCCTCATCTTCTTCAGGAGACCTTGTAGGAGTTTTCTCTGGTTCTACTAATAATACTTTCTTTCTTTTTTCTACTTTCTTTTTCTTTGCAGCCGCCATTTCATTGAATAGTTCTTCTAACCCTTCAATTTTGACTTCCTCTTTCTTAATTTTTTCGTTTAAATCTGTCTTTGCCTTACTAATGGCACCGAAAAAACTTCCAAGTTCATCTGCAAGTTCTGTTTTGTGTTCTTGTGGTTCTTCAACAAGTTTTATTTCTTTAATTTTTTCAGAGAACTTTGCCTCTTGTAATTGAGCAATTTCTCTCTCTATATCCGGGTCTATATCTATTTCTTCAACTCTGGATATAAGATGTGGAGCCCAACCTTTGTTCTTCATACTCATATATTTATCTAGTTACACTAGGTGTAACCGTAACTCTTCCCTCTAATCGTCTAGTAACTAATCCACCACTAGTCGTTGTTGTTAAATCCCACACATATCTACCTTCAGTAAGTCCTGAGGTTACTGTGTCTGTTAGTGTAATTGAACATGTGCCATCAGCGCCACTTACAATTGCAGTAGTAAATGCTGTTGAACTTGATGATAGGTGAGTCTTTCTCATCTTACTTGTAACTGTTTGTCCTGATATATCAACAACAGTTCCAGTAGAATCTTTAATGGTTAATGTCTGCGTAAAATCGGCGTCTTGGTCGATTGTCAGATTTTGTATTGTTGCCATTTCTCTTAAATTCCTTAGATTATAGTACTATTTATAAACAACCAATTTATGAAAACTTCAAAATCACCCCTTTATCTGGTAACCACAGAAAATCTATCTCTGTACTATTACAAGTTCTTATTGCATCTTCAAACGAATCTACTAAAGGTTCGCCTGCCAGGTTGAAGCTGGTGTTTAACAACATGCCTGTTCCTGTAATATCTTTAAATTTTTCAAGTATTTCTTTAAAATGTGGCACACTTTCATCTACTGTCTGTATTCTACAAGTGCCATCAACATGTGTTATTGCTGGGAAAGAATCTTTATATTCTGGTCTTATATTAAAAGATGATGTCATAAATGGGGATTTCATTGTTCTTCCCATATCAAAATATTCATTCGCATCTTCTTCTAATACTGAACAGGCAAAAGGCCTATACCACTCTCTCCGTTTTATATTATTAATAATGCCTTTACCGTTTTTAATTCTTGCATCAAACAATATAGAACGATTGCCTAATGAACGAGGGCCTGCTTCTGCCTGACCATTAAACATTGCAATAATCTTACCTTCTTTTAAGTATTCAGCAATCTGTTCTACTGTAACATGTTCTCCTATATCAGAAGGTATAGTCGGTTCAACATGATTAAAAAATGTATGTGTTAAAGGTATTATATCTGATATTTCTGTGGCCTTTCTACAAACATAATTTGCGGCCCCTATAGAATTTCCAGAATCATCAGCCAAAGGCTCAAAATAAAACTCTAAATCAGGAAATCTATCTGTCAGATATTGATTACAAACTACATTGAAACCATATCCCCCTGTTATACAAACATTCTTAGTGTCAGTTCTTTTAATATACTTTTCTATTAAGTTGCCAACAACTTCTTGTGTTTGTAGTTGAACACTAAGGGCGTAATCAGCATATAGTTTATGATTTTCTCGTGTTACTTCATTAACAAATTGATGTTTGTTATTAACATTTAAAACGGTTTCTCCTCTACCACAAAAGAGAAATTTTGAATCATTAACTACATTTTCATAAAATAAGTCTGGTGTTATATTTTCTTTATCACCATAAGCAGATAACCCCATTGTCTTACCATTCTCTAAAGGGTCTTGGCCTATTAGAGTTGTCGCACTTTCATATGCCTGAACTAGTCCCATTGTTGAAGATGCCGATATATCACAATTGTGTTTTTCTTTTAGATACTCTGCTAATATATCATTCTCTATGTCATGGTCTATACCCTTATGCAATAAAAAATAACTCTTATATAATGGTGTAAACTTAGCAGGATATTCTGCTGTATAAACACTTTCTGCTTCTCTAAATCTCTCTATATATGACCCTGTTCTGTCAGCAATCAAAACCATTGCCTTATCAAATCCAGAATTATAAAAAGCGTTAGCGGCATGCACCTTATGATGATTATCACACATTCTTTTGAATATTTGACAATCGGTTATTTTTTCCAGATACATTTGCAAGTCATTATTTGAGCCATCATACCCTGTGGGCGATGCTATAACACACATATCAATAGGACCTTTAGCGTGTTTTACTGCTTCTGCTATCGCCTTAAAAGGCATCTTATCTCTTTTAACTCTCGATAGTCTTTCTTCTTTACAAAAATATTCTAATACACCATTATCAATCACAGCAACTGAGCTGTCATGAAACGGCGCTACACCTAAAACTCTCATTACAAATTCTCCATTATTAACCCATACCAAATCCTGAATATGTCAATTCTATTCTCTCATCTTCATCTACAACTGCCATATCTAAGAACTTATTAATCGCCATAGTTTCCATTATATAATCGCCTCTTCCAGAAGCCTTAAATTTACGAATCCCTATATTATATAGTTGTTCTATTTCTCCGTGTTTTAAGACTGCAAGTGTCGACTTAAAATTCTTTACAGGGTCGTTGACATACCTATTTTTCAAACATTGCTTCTTTAATAGGTTTGATTCTTTTTCCATAGCCTCACCTTTCATATGAGGAACATTTGATTCATTCAAATATATGTAGTGTTTATCTCTTACTCTACAATCAGCAGTACATCTTTCATCAACTAAAATTTCTACCCTTGACACATCATCTAGCTTACTAATTAATTCTAAATTCTGATTATCATCAGGATGTAAACACAATATATCATATCTAGCAAGTAACTCATTGTAATACTCAACACTTCTCCTTAGAGGCTTCTCTACTGTGCTTTTAAGTATGGATGCTTTCGTGGTTATGTTGTCTGTTATTCCTTTTATGTAGTCTAATAGTCTATCATCAGAAATAATAACCCCGTTGTTTTTGTCTTTTAATGCAATAAGATTATTTAAGACAAGATTTGAAACTTCGTCATTCAAATAGTCGCCTGCTAAATGATTTGAGAAAGTTAAGAATAAATTGGTGTCTAACAGTTCGGATGCATATCGAAAATATCTTTCAATATCGCCTTCAAAAAATCTCCAAATTTCAGCATTTTCTAAATTTCTACCACCATTCCAAACAGCATCTGACGGTGAACCATATAGATTTTGTATAGGAAGATTGTGTTGAAATTTAAGTCGGGATATTTCTTTTAGTGATTTTAAATGATTTAATGATTGCTCAGTACCGAATAGAATTGGTAATGAATAACTAGCTTCATTCCACATATACACTCCTTCATAATTTAAATTTTACTTATTCTAGGTCGCCTGTACCTTGATAGATAATCCAATCTTGGTCTACTTCACTCCAATCTCTCATCTGAAACTTACCAGTAGCATTTACTGGAGGCGCAACTGGAGCTTGCCAGTCTGAATTGCCGTCTAATATCCAAGAAGGGAAAGGTTTAGGTTTTGTAAATATCTCTAAGTCTGGATGCCAAATATCTCCTCTGCCCGCAAAGTTACCTCTGCGGCCGTCTGTATATGTTTCTATCCATCGACATCCTTCACCGGCGCCATAAGTGTCTACATAAGTTTGGTCAGCAACAAGTACATTAAGTACTTCGTTGTCTGAATCTACTACTGCCCAATATGCCATATTCTACTTCCTTTAGTTTTGATATTTATATCTGATAAGCATAATGCCCGAACCACCAGTTCCGCCACAACAGGCGTCATTAGATGAACCACGACCACCATGTCCAGTATTTGCAGATTGACTTGAACCACCATCAACTCCGCCACCAGATGCTCTAGTGATTGAACTTCCTGTTATAGAACTTGCAGTTCCGTTACCGCCTGTATGAAGTGCACCAGAACCACCAGCGCCTCCGCCTCCACCACCTCTCCAAGGAGATTGTGTCCATACATTTGCAGGGCCTCCAGGGTTTCCTTGTCCACTAATTCCAGAACAACCAGATGTATAATCGAATCCAGCACCACCACCTGAACCACCAGAAGTACAGTTTGAGTAGCGTTTACCACCACCGCCGCCGCCATTTCTTGTTATTCCAAATCCAGTCGTGTTACCACCATTCGAGCCTCTTGAACCGTTATGACCAGCACCACCAGAACCAATACCTATACTATAGTTTCCTGCTGAAACTGTGTAGTTACCTGAGCCGTAGCCTCCACCACCGCCGCCACCTGAACCGCCACCAGAAGAACCAGAGCCGCCGCCCCCGCCTCCACCAGCAACAATTACATATTCTACACTACTACCACTTCCAGCATCATTACCCACACTAGAAACAGCAAATGTTCCAGATGAGTTAAATGTATGAATCTTATAGTCGCCTGAAGTTGATACACTTCCACCAGTTGCCCCTGTATAAGTTGCGTTCGCCGTATCATACCAATCAGACATATCTATCGCACCACTTTCTGGTACAGCATTGCCATCGCCATCAGCGGCACCGTCTGGAAGATAATCTCCATCACCATAGTACTCACTCATTCCAATTGGATTTGAGCCTCCCCATTCTGTTTGAATGGCAGATAATGCTAAAGAACCTGAACTAGGTATTGCCATATATTACTCTCCTTTTAATTCTTTTATTTCTTCTTTTAATTCTTTTATTGCTTCGATTAAAACACCAACCATATTACCATACGATACTGAAAGTGTCTTATCTTCGTCACCATTAACTTTAACAACTTCAGGCACAATGTCTTGTATTTCTTGTGCAATAACACCCATTTGCCTTCCACTTTCTGTACTGTCAATTCTATCAAATGTAACACCACGCATTGCACAAACTTTATCTAATGCATTATCGATTGTTTCTACATTCTCTTTCAGTCTAGCATCAGAGAAAGCAGTTACATCATTGTTAAATGTGGCCGCACCAGCAGCAGACATATCTATCGTAAGTGCAGTTATCTCTGAACCACCATCGTTACCTTTGACTACGACATCTTGGTCAGATACTTTAGAAATAAGATGAAATCCACTATTGTTGAAAAGTTCACCCCATTGAGTTCCAGCGTCTGATAATTTTATCTTACCACCATCTGCATCAAGAACAATATCTGAAGCAACATCAATTGTTAAATCGCCTGAACTTACATCTATTTCTTGACCATCAATATGGATGTTATCAACATCAATACCGCCGTCTGCTGTTAAGACACCCGTTACAGTTGCACCAGCAGAAGTGGTTTCAAATTTCTTAGAGTTATCGTAAAAAAGACTTACTGCACCATTTTCAGCAGCGATTATCATATTTTCAGAGATGGCTGCGTTAGTAACTTTTAATTCATTAGTTGCAACATATAATGCACCAGTGCCTTGGTCAGAAACAAAACTTTCACCGCCATCGTGATAAATTTGTAAATCACCACCACTGGCAGAACCAACTTCTAACTTGACATTATCACCAAGTATTAAATCACCTGTCATAGTGCCACCGGCCTTCTGTAAAGAATCAGCTTCCATATATGTTCTTACAGTATCAACATTGGTCATACGCATTGTACCACCATCATTAATTAGAATACCATCACCAGAAGCAAGTGCAGTTGTACCTCTTGCAGTACCGCCATCTATTAGATTGATTTCTTCAGGTGTCGAAGTAATTTGTGTTGTTGAAGCAGCTGCAAGAACAGGAAGTGTTCCTGATTGATTTGGTAATGATATCGTATGGTCAGCCGTTGCATCTACACTCGTTAAAGTTGTTTCGTTTGCATCAGCAGTAGAACCCTCAAAGACAACGGCATTACTTGCGTTCATTGTTACAGAGTTAGTAACAGTATGTGTTCCAGAAGTAACGAGGTTTGTACAAGTTAGTGTACCTGTACTTGGATTATAATTTAATGTGCCATCTGATTCTAACCCTAAGTTACCGCCATCTAAATCACCACCAGCAGTAAAGATGATTGCATTGTTTTCGTTAGTTGATTCATTGTCTGTAATAGTAACTGTTGTTGCAACAGCAGCTGTACCACTATATCCAGATGAAGTTATTGTGCCTAATGAAGAACCACCATCTGCAAATGTGATTGTGCCACCATCTGCATCAAGTGTGATTCCGCCAGATGAATCTAAAGTAACTGTAGTACCAGCAAGTTCTGCCGTACCATCAGCAGTAATTTGTATATTCGCAGCCGCACCAGCATCATCTGTAGTAACAATGTCTAGTGTTCCGTTTGTGCCAGCAGTTAATGTCGCAGTATCAGAAGATGAGCCAGTCATTGTAATGACTTTACCATTTACAGCAACATCATCAACAGTTAGTGCCGTCAATGTGCCAACACTTGTAATATTTGTTTGAGCAGCTGTTGTTAATGTCAAATCAGACATATAAGTTTTAAGTGTCGTTGCACTTGTCTGTCGCATTGTACCGCCATCATTAGTAACAATTCCATCGCCGTCTGCAAATGCAGTCGTTCCAACAGTAGAACCACCATCCATTAGATTTAGTTCAGCCGCAGTAGCATCAAGAGCCGCAAGTTTAGTGAAATCTCCCTGAACCAGTCCAGAAACTCCATCTAATAAATTTAATTCTGCAGCCGTTGAAGTAACAGCAGTTGAACCAAGAACTAGTTGCCCGTCTGGTACTACTATTCTAGCGGCACCATTTAAAATTAAGTCGTCTACTGACTCATCCCAAGTCATGTTAGCACTTGCAGTAGCACCATAGAAGATTACATCATGACCAGAGTCATCAGCGCCAACTGTTAGAGTTCCCAACATTGTTGTTGCAGCTGCAATATTTACAGCGCCGTCAATATCTACAACATCTAAGTTTGCAGTTCCATCTACATCTATATCACCCGAAATGTCTAATTCTGTAGCAACAATCTTATCATTAAATGTAGCCGCACCAGCAGCAGACATATCTAATGTAAGTGCAGTAACTTCCGCACCGCCATCATTACCTTTGAATACCATATCTTTGTTAGATACGGCACTCTTAATAATGAAATCACTACTTGAGTTTGTAAATCTACTAATTTCGGTACCAGCATCTTTAAAGATAACATCTGCACCATCAGAGTCTAATATAATATCACCACTAGAATCTAAAGTGATGTCTGTACCATCATTTGTGATTGTGTCTAGTGCGATTGAACCAACATTTGTAATATCGAAGTCGCCAAAATTAACTGTGCCGCCAACTGTTAGTGTACCTGTAACAGTTAGATTGTCGTTGACTGTAACTTCAGAAGTTGTGTGGCCAATACTAACTGCAATACCTGATGTTTCTGTTGCAAGCTTTAATGCACCGTTTGTGTTTGTTATAAAGGAGTTTGTGCCATCGTGATATATTGACATATCATCACCAGTGCCGTAGACTGTTTTTACACTATCAACATGGTGAGAACCATCTGTCTTAATTGTAATTCTATCTGCACCACCAACTTCAATATCAATCTCATCATCAGTATCAGCAGTAAAAGATGTATCTCCATCAGCATCTAAAATAAATGACGCCCCATTTACATCTGAAAAATTTGTCGAAACGGCCGTTCCTAAAAATTGAATATAAGTTCTTACATTACTTGCAGGTGCAGTTGTAAAAACTATGTTAGTTCCGCCGCCAGCAAGACTGAATCCGTGAGCAGGTTCTAAAATCGTTCCGTCGACTGAAACTATTATGGCGGTATCATGGGAAACCGTATAGTCCAGTGCAAAGGTAGTTGTGCTTCCATCACCCGAAATCTGTTGTTTCGCATGAAATCCGTTAGCTGGAGCTTTTCCTAAATATGGCATGTGCTATTCCTTTTATTGTATATCTTTATATTTATACTCATATTTATAAGATTACCACTTACCTATTGGGCATTCTTGTCCTTCAAGTGCTATCTTTGGTTTCAAAAAACAACCACACTCTGAACATCTACTCAGTTTCTCTAGTGAGGGACTTCGTTCCATTACTGAGTACTTATCACACTTCTTACAAATATCAGTTCTCTGTTTTCTTAACTCTAAACTTGCAATAGTTTTCCACTTTTTTATATTGCGAGTTCTTTGTTCTTTAGTACTTGTTTCTATCCTACCCTGAGGTAGGTCATTATAATTGTGCATGTATTACTAAAAACCTTTAACTCTTGTCCTTCTTGATGTATATCCTGTGTACCCTACGCCTTTAGCTTCATTAGTTCTATCTCCCTTAACACCCCATAAACCAGAGTCTTTAGGTACATGAACCCCATATACTAATACATCACTATTCATAAATAAATCCCACAACCCATCAAAAGAACCAGTTGCTTTAATTAACCTTATTGCTTCAGCACATGATTCTTGTGCTTGTTCTCTTTTGGCAACAATCTCTGCCGGTATCTGTACTAATGTTTCACCATCGGACTCACTAATAGTATCAGACATTGTTTGTCCTAAAATCATTGCTAATAGTCCTTGCATCCTGACTTCTTCGTGAGCCTGAATGTAATCTACAGAATGTTTTTCTCCATCTTCGTCAAAAAATCTGTCGTTAAGTGTTCCTCTGCTTATAAGGCCAACTTTCTTTTTTTCTGCATCAGACCATGCTGTTTCCCAGTCGGCAGGATGTTCAACACCATATCCATCTGTCCAAGCACCATAAATTTGTTTACCGTTATAAAACCATGCCATTTAATTCTCCTTTAACTGCAAAAATACATATTATTCGTCTTTCATCATCTTGTTTAAAACGAACTGAATGAAATTTTAATCCATCAAAACACATCATCTTGCCCCTTTCAGGCTCTACTTCATGTTCTACTTTTAAACCAGAATCACCATCTTTATTTAAATACACAGTAGACTCGCCTTCTTGCAACTTCTTATCATATATGATTGTTGCGCCACTGCTGTCTGTTAAATATAGTATCAGTACTGTGTGTGGCTCATCATAGTCAACATGTGGGTCACAAAATTCATCTTCAAAAGATAGTGAATCGTTTAGACATGCCCTTAATACTGTGTACTTACCTTTAAATATCTCATGCTTATTTATAAACCTTTCAAATATAGGTTTAAAGAACCAGTACCAATCTGACATAATGGGGTCAGAAATAATATTCTCATTTTTGTCTTGTCTAGTTGCTAATACATGTCCGTAGAATGGGTAGTCCATAGAACTAGAATATGGCATTCTATACCAGGGAAAAAACTGGCCGTTTATTATTTGATTGTCAATTTTGTCTTGTTCATCGCCACTTAAAAAGTTACTTTCTACTATCATATAGCGTTTTCTTTAATATATTTTAACCACCCTTCTTGTCGTTTTAATATCCATTCTCTAAACTTTTTACCATCTTCAAGCATACCTGGATTACCAAACAGTTCTTCAAACTTAACATCATAATTAGATACAGTATTTAATCCTTGTCCAAATGCAATTGCGTTATAGTGTGCATTGAACGGAATAACTCTACTCTCTTTGTGTGTAGATGTATAAAACTCATCGGCCGCATTATTGTTCTTTAGTTTATGAAGGTGTGCATCTTTCCAATATGGTGTATCATCTCTTGTAGCATACTGATAGTGCATTACTACAAAGTCTGCAAAATCATCAAATCTATTTCCCATGGCGTAATTAAATGCAGCCTTCTCACCACCATTAAACACACCTCGTTGTAAGCACTTGACAAGCGTATTAAGTGATTCGTGTGTAGTTAATAACCCACCAGACTCTAATGGTTCTATAAACCCTGCAGCCAACCCTATTGCAACAACATTTTGTTTTGCCATTCTTTCTTGTCTGCCATGTTTCCAAGTTAATAATCTAAACTGTAACTCATCATCTCTATTCAGATGTTCTTTAAATTCTTCTAGTGCCTGGTCATTATCAACATATCTACTAGAAAAAACATATCCTGTTCCTGTTCTATTTGCAGTTGGTGTATTCCAAACCCAACCGTTGTTTAATGTAGTGCAGTTTGTATGATACTGATTTGGATAACTTTCAGGAAGTTGTGTTACCCAAGCACTATCGTTTACTAACCCACCACCATAATCTCTAAATTTACTACCAATAGCATTCATTAATAGTGCTTTAAATCCTGTACAATCTATCCACAAATCAGATGTGAGTGCATTATCAGCTCTAAAAGGCACACCAGGAGAAGCAACATCACAATGAATTCTTTCGATACCTTGATTATTAGTATCAATCGCATATACAGTTTGACTAATAATTTTTACGCCTCTAGGAAGGCAGTATTCATTTTTTAACCATTGTGCAAACTTGACCGCATCAAAATGATAAGCAGAGTTTTGTTTTAAATCCCAACCTTCCATTCTTTCAACTAAAAGATTGTTCTCTGCCATAAGTGCGGCCGGAAAGAAAACTTCTGCCCATTCGTTGTCTGGCACATCTTCTGCTAATCTACTGAAATTATAATAATCAAAATCAGTATCATCTGCATATTGAGGCATACCAAATGGATAGTGAAAGTGTCCGCCTTTGCCATCCCAGTTTTCAAATCTTATTGATATCTTGTGAGTTGCATTACAGGCGTCCATCCAATCTTCGTCTTTTATTCCAAGACTATACATCCATGGTCGAATGTATTGTAGTGTGCTTTCACCAACACCAATTGTAGGAAAATCAGGAGATTCTACTACAATTATTTCTTTATCGGGGAATGCGTTTATTAGCGAAGCGGCAGACATCCAACCTGCACTACCACCACCTATTATTGTGATTTTGTCTACTTTCATTATATAATCAATTGTTAATTTATGTTTATATTTATGTCATCCAAATGATGACAAGATTTAACTTCTCCAGCTACTAGTGCTTCTTGTAGTAGTATTTACAGTATTAGTTCCACCAGAGGCATTCACAGATGTACTAGAACATGAGCGAAGTTCTACTAACGGTCCGCCTAGACCATTTACTGAATTACCACCAACATCACTTCCGTTACTTCCAAAACCGCCCCCAGAACCACCAGCGTTACCGCCGTGAGAAGAACCATCGCCACCTTGAGCACTACGATTGTGTCCTGCACCATCGCCACCCCATTTAGGACAACAATTGTTATGTCCTGCACCCCAGCCGCCACCAGCACCACCCCCGCCACCACCTTTCATGGTTGCGTTGTTAGTGATGTTTATAGTACAACTGTCTTGGTCGATTGCCACAACACCAGCTCCTCCAGTACCCCCACTTACATGTTGATAATGTCCGTGCCAAGGTCCGTGATTATTGTGAGGTCCGTGTCCGCCCATTCCTGAACCGCCCTCAAATGTTCCGTTATTTACAATATTAAATGTTGCACTATTTGGTAAGCCTTCAATAGTTAGACAACCACGAGATGTTCCCGCTCTTTGACTTTGTCCACCCCAAGGCACTCTTTCTGGACTTCCTGAACCACCATTACCTGAATCGCCATGGTCTGAACCAATACTACTAGATTGATAGTTATAATTTCCTAATCGAGTATTGTTGCCTGCCGTACTAGAACCTTTCATAGTTACGCCACTATTGATGGTAATATTAAAGACAGTATTGCCTGCAATCTCAGAACTACTGTGGCCTGCGGAATCTAAAGCGTCATACAGGTCGAAGTTTAATTGTGAGCTTGAAATTGTTAAACTGATTGCAGCTGATGTGCCATAAAAGTCTGATACTGTTAGTTCTCCAGAAGATGGAACTCCAGAAGCCGCATCATAGTATTCACTTAACGCATCAGGTTCATCTCCGCCGAACTCATCTGATATATCTTTTATAGATAGTTGTCCTGAGTTTGCTAATGCCATTATTTATTCTCCAGTTTTTCGACTTTTGCAGTCAACTCCTTGATTGCCTCTACTAATAGACCGATTGTTTGGTCGTATTGTAGAACTTTGTATTCTTGACCGTCATCTTGTTTAAGTGGTAATTGTTTTTCTGATACTGCCGAAGGTAATACTTTTTCGACATCTTGTGCAATAAGTCCAGCAGACTCTTTACCATCTGGTGTATATGTAAATGTCATACCACGCAGTTGTCCGACTTTAGATAGTGCATCTTCAATAGGTTGTATGTTTTCTTTTAGTCTTTCATCTGAAATAGTTCCTGAGAAAGCAATAACATCATTGTCAACATGTAAGTCACCATCTGCCTCAAGTCGCATTTCTTCGTTACCGTTGACTACAAATCCCACATGAGCATTATTACTCCAACCAATGTAATCGCCACCATCTAAACCAATTGCTGAGACTCCGTGTCCACTTAAATCACCTAGTGAATTAGACAATTTATCATTAGTTACTGCATCATCTGCTATTTTGGCTGTTGTTACATTACCACCAGCAATTTTAGCTGTAGTAACTGCTTCACTAGCTATATGTTGGGCATCAATACTACCATCTGTGTAATGTTCTGAGTCAATAGCATCATTAGCAATCTTAGCATTTGTAATACAATCGGCAGATAGGTGAGCTGTGTCAATAGAACCATCCACATAATGTTCTGAATCAATTGAGTCATCTGCTAAATCAGCTATAAGTGTTCCTGTTACTGTTGCACCAGTATTAGTTGTTTCAAATTTCTTAGAGTTATTGTAGTATAAATCTACTGAACCATCAACATCTCCTCTAATAATAGTTTCACTACCACCTTCATTCTGTACATAAAAATTACCATTCGTCAAAAGGAGCAGATTTCCTGTACCTTTATCGACTATTTTACTATCACTACCATCGTGATAAATCTCTAAGTCAGCACTTGCGCCATATGTAGCTTTAACATTATCTCCACTTACAATATTACCTGTCATAGTGCCACCAGCTAATGCTAGTTTTGCATCTAACTGTGTTTGAATTGCACTTGTAACACCATCCACATAATTTAATTCTGCTGGTGTAGCAGTAATTGCAGTAGCAGAAGCAGCCGCAAGAACAGGTAAAGTGCCTGATACATTCGGTAGTGATATTGTTCTATCGCCAGTCGCATCAACAGATGTCAGAGTTGTTTCATGTGCATCAGCAGTTGCGCCTTCAAACACAACAGCGTTGTTGGCGTTCATTGTTACTGAATTGGTAATAGTTTGAGTTCCAGTAACAACAAGGTTTGTGGCCGATAGTGTTCCTGTACTTGGGTTATATGTTAAGTTGCCATCAGATTCAAGTCCAACATTACCACCATCTGCATCTGCACCAGCAACGAATGTAATAACATTATTTTCGTTAGTCGATTCGTTGTCCGTAACAGTAACAGTCGTTGCAACAGCAGCCGTTCCAGAGTAACCACTTGAAGTAATAGTACCAAGTGAAGAACCGCCATCAGCGAATGTGATTGTACCGCCATCTGCATCTAAAGTAATACCACCAGATGAATCTAAAGTAACTGTAGTACCTGCCATCTCAGCAGTGCCGTCAGCAGTAATCTGAATATTTGCAGCTGCGGCGTTATCGTCAGTAGTTACAATGTCTAGTGTTCCGTTAGTACCTACTGTTAATGTTGCAGTATCACTAGTAGAACCAGTCATTGTAATAACTTTACCATTTACAGCAACATCATCTACAGTTAATGCGCCACCAGTAATTGCACCAGTTGTTGTAATTGCAGAAGAGCCGTTGTCGATTGAACCAAAGCCTGAAGTAATTGAACCAGAGTCTAATGCACCGACAGTAGTTGCAGCTGTTGTAACAAGATTTGGCATAGCAGTAATCTCGTCATCAAAATAAGCGGCGAGGTCTGTAACGGCAACTTGAACCATAGTTCCGTTGTCATTCATTACAACTCTATCAGCATCAGCAACTGTTGTGGATGTTGCACTTGTATCACCATCTATTATGTTTAGTTCAGCAGTTGTAACATTTGCACCATCTAAAATCTCTAATTCTGCCTCTGATATTCCAGCAGAACCAATAGTGATTGTACCTGATATATCAACATTACCATTGATGTCGATAGTTGTGGCATTAATTTCGATTTCTGTGTCTGATACTAGGTCTAAAACACCATCAGCACTTTGATGAATGTATGTTCCTGAATCACCAAACTGTAATTGTCTTGTACTGTTTAAAAGAATACCTGTATCTGCAACATGAGTTAGTGTTGTATCTTGGTCATCACCGAGATTAATAACAGCGCCGTCTGCCAAAAATAGGTCAGAGAATTCTAATGCGGATGTACCTAGAGTAGCACCATCACTTGCATCAGGAACAAAGGCTGTTGTTGCAGTATATGTTGCCTGTTGAGCAGGGTTTGCCCAAGATAATACTCCTGAAGCATTAGTACTTAAAACATATCCTGATGTGCCATCAGCAGTTGGTAAAGTATAAGTTACATCACCAGACTGTGTGCCTACTTGAAATGCAGTATAGTTTGTACCATTGTCTGTATCTTCATATAATCTTAATTGACCAGGACCAGTAGAGCCGTTTGCAATCGCAACAAAACCAGCATCATCAATTTCTAAAATTGTTCTACCGTCATATTGTTGAAATCTCATGTTCTTAGCATCAGTCATTGATTTCATAATGGTATGAGAAGAACTCTCAGAGAAAGAGAACGCTTCGTTGCCACCAATCTTAAAGTCGATTCTATCATCAGAATCAGCAGTCATAGATGTATCAGCATCACCATCTAAGATTAACTCAGTACCGTTTAAATCATTTGCCAACGGAGCAGTTACACTCGTGTTGGTCTTATCGTTGATTACATAGATAGCATCACCACTCGCAGGCGCAGTCGAAAAGGTAATTCGTTTGTATTCGCTACTTCCATCAAGACCTAAAGTAAAGGCCTTGCCGATTCCAGGCTCTTGTCTAATGTTGTTGACATAAACTTCTAATGCGTTTTCGGCGCCAGAGGAAACCTCGACTGCCATGTCAAATGTGGTTGTGGAACCATCACCAGTAAAACTATCCTTTGTAGGAGTATTGGTGTATTCCTGAAATGGGTGTTGTCCTATGTAGGGCATTTATTTCTCCTATACTTTATACATCTTCTAATATTGAAACGGTGCAGTCCAATGAATTTGTAACACTACAACTCGCTTTCAAAACATCTGCGTTTGAACCATCATTCATCAGTACTAACTTATTACCTGCCATTACTTCTAATGAAGCACCAGGCGGAATAGTGGCATCCTTAACAATGTATACATCATTTGAACCATCTTCATTGTCGATAAAAATACTACCAGTAATACCAGTAGTTGTTTTGTTTGCCAAAGTTATACCAATAACGATTGATTCTAGGGCAGAAGAACCAGCACCAGCAGGTACCGTGTATATTGCAGCCAGAGATGTCCCCACAGAAGGTGTACATATTCTTTTAAAATCGTTAGCCATGTTATTTTCCTTTTATCTAATTGTTATATTTATACTAGCCCTTAAGCGTCTGTATTTCATCTTGTAGTGTATCTACTTTATCACTTAACTCTTTAATAGACTCAATTAATACACCAACTAAGTTACCATAAGATACAGATAGTGTTTTATCTTCGTCATCATTTTCTTTTACGACTACTGGGAACACTTCTTGCATCTCTTGTGCGATAACACCAGTACCAGGTAGGTCATTGTTATCATTTCTTGTAAATGTAACACCACGCATACTATTCACTTTATCAAGAGCATCAGTAATTGTTTCTACATTATCTTTAAGTCTTGCATCCGAGAACGCAGTTACATCATTGTTAAATGTAGCCGCACCAGCAGCAGACATATCAAATGAAACAGCATTGATAGTTGAACCGCCATCATTACCTCTGATTTTAATATCATGGTCTTGGCCAGCAGATTCAAAGTAAACCTCTGTAGAATTAAATTCTATTGATGCAAACTTAGTTCCTCCGTCTTTGAATTCAACATCACCGCCGTCAGCGTCTAGTATAATATCTCCAGAAGCATCAACTGTGAAATTACCCGTTCTTGTAATTGTGTCTATCACAGGTGATGTTAATGTCTTATTTGTAAGTGTTGCAGTTGAAGCCGCAGAAACTAGATAAGAGTTACCACCAGTACTTGGTAGTGTAAGTGTGTTTGTAGCAGATTCAGAGTGTGGTGCACCAATAAGTGTTTGTGCGTGTGCGTTTGAACTCTCACAATAGAATTTAATTTGTGAAACTGCCGTACCGTCATTTTTAAGGTCGATAAGTCCACCAGTTAAGAATAAATCACCACCAGCAGAACTATCTACTCTTAAAAATTCAGTCATAGAGCCGCCATCGTTACCAGTAACTACAAAGTCTTTATCTGATACACGACTTGACAAAATAAAATCGCCACCATTTGAACCAACAAGTATTTTTCCAACATTAGTTCCGCCATCATTAAAGAGTATCTCTCCACCATCAGCATCAAGATTAATATTAGTAGATGAATCTAAAGTCATATCACCAGTAGAGTTAATACCTACTGTACCATCAGCAGTAATTGTTAAGTTTGCCGCTGCGGCGGAAGCATCTGTTGTTACTAGACTTGTCGCACCGTTTGTACCAACAGTTGTAACGAAGGTATCGCCAGAAGAACCAGTCATTGTGATGACTTTACCATCTACAGCAACATCATCTACAGTTAATGCAGTTAGAGTACCAACTGAAGTAAGATTAGGCATGGCAGTAATCTCATCATCAAAGTATGCAGCCAAATCAGTAACAGCAACTTGAACCATTGTGCCACCATCATTCATCACAACTCTGTCTGCATCGGCAACAGTAGTAGATGTAGCAGAAGTTCCGCCGTCTACAATATTAAGTTCTGCGGCCGTTGAAGTAACGCCGTCTAATATGTTTAATTCTTCGGGTGTAGATGTAATTGCGGTAGCAGAAACAGCCGCAAGAACAGGCAAAGTACCTGAAACATTAGGCAACGAAATTGTTCTATCGCCAGTTGCATCAATAGATGTTAAAGTTGTTTCATTTGCATCTGCCGTAGAACCTTCAAACACAACAGCGTTATTGGCGTTCATTGTTACAGAGTTTGTAATCGTTTGCGTTCCAGAAACAACAATATTAGTTGTTGTAAGTGTTCCTGTACTTGGGTTATATGTTAGATTACCATCTGATTCTAGTCCTACATTACCACCGTCTGAGTCAGCGCCAGCAACGAATGTTAGAACATTATTCTCATTTGTATCCTCATTGTCTGTTACTGTTACGGTTGTTGCAACAGCAGCTGTTCCAGAGTAACCACTTGAAGTAATAGTACCAAGTGATGAACCACCATCTGCAAATGTAATTGTTCCGCCATCGGCATCAAGTGTAATTCCACCAGATGAGTCTAGTGTAACTGTAGTACCTGCCATCTCAGCAGTACCATCAGCAGTAATTTGTATGTTTGCAGCTGCACCACCAGCATCTGTAGTAACAATATCTAGTGTTCCATTTGTGCCAGCAGTTAGTGTTGCAGTATCAGAGGATGAACCAGTCATTGTAATGACTTTTCCGTTTATGTTTACATCATCTGCGACTACTACACCACCAGTAATTGTACCAGTTGTTGTGATAGCAGAAGAACCGTTATCGATTGAACCAAATCCTGAAGTAATTGTACCAGAATTTAATGCCCCTGTAGAAACAAGATTAGGCATTGCAGTAATCTCGTCATCAAAGTATGCAGCCAAATCTGTAACTGCAACCTGTACCATTGTACCATTATCGTTTAGAACTACTCTGTCAGCATCAGCAACAGTAGTTGAAGTTGCACTTGTGTCGCCATCTATTACTGCCAATTCAGCAGTTGTGGCCGCAAGTCCATCTAAGATTTCTAATTCTGCCTCTGTGATTACAGCCGAACCAATTGTAAGTCCTGTGGTAACTAAAACGCCATTTAGTGTTAGTCCAGTATCAGCATTATGAGTAAGTGTAACATCTTGGTCATTACCAAAATAAACTACACCGCCATCTGCAAGATATAAATCAGAAAATTCTAATGAAGCAGAACCTAGTGCCGAACCATCTGCACTTGCAGGAGTAAATGAAGCAGCAGCCCAAGATAAAGTTCCTGAACCGTTTGTTGTTAGGTGTGTGTTTGCAACACCATCAGCAGTTGGTAAAATATAAGTTAGTGAGGCGGTGTTGTTACCTGCCTTGAATCCTGTATAGTGAGAACCTAAATCTGTATCTTCATAAATTCTTATCTCACCAGGACCTGCAGCTGCACCGTGAACCCCAACATAATTTCCATCATTGATTTCAAATAACTTGTTGCCGTCATATTGTTGAAAGATTATATCTTTTCCGTCAACCATTGGTTTAACAACTGTGTCGCCAGAACTGTTTGAAAATGAGAAATGTTCTACACCAGCAATTTTAAAGTCGATTCTATCGTCTGTATCTGCTGTTATTGAAGTATCTTGGTCGGCGTCTAAAAGTAATTCAACACCGTTTAAGTCTACCGCGGCTGCGAAATCTGCCAGTTTAGCAGAGGTAACTGCCCCGTCTGTAATTGAGTTTGCTAATATTTTTGATAGTGCCATTGTTTATTCCTATATTATATGACTATTTATAACATTTACCCGAGTGCAGCTGCCAAAGCGACTGAAAAAGCATTAGTCGCCGCACTTGCGGATGTAATTAAAGTTCCTGTTTCATTTGGTATCGTAATTGTTCTGTCTGCCGTTGGGTCGACTACTGTTAAAGTAGTTTCAAATGAGTTGGCAGTTGCGCCTTCAAACACAATACTAGAATCTGTTAAATTTAACGAAGTGTGTATAGCATTACTGATTGTAGGTGAATTAAGCGTTGGACTTGTAAGAGTTTTATTCGTTAAAGTTTGTGTGCCTGTTTTTGTAACGACTGTATTATCAATAGCAATTGTTACTGTTTGTCCTGTACCTGAAGTAGAAATACCAGTGCCGCCTGCAACAGTAAGCGTTTGACTATCTAAGTCAATTGCAATTGTGCCAGAATCAGATGTTATATCTAAATCTTGAGCAGTTACTTGTGCATCTACATAAGCCTTAATAGATTGTTGAGTAGCAACTTTTGTTGCACTATTAGAATCCATATTATCTTCATCAAGCACAGCACTACCTGACACAGCAGTATTCAATACAGGACTTGTAAGTGTTGCTGATGTAAGTGTCTTGTTTGTTAAGGTTTGTGTGCCTGTTAAAGTAGTTACGGTTGAATCAATCGCAAGAGTTATTGTATTGCCAGAACCTACTGAAGCAAGTCCAGTACCACCAGCAATTGTCAGAGTTTCACTATCTAAGTCAATACTTAATGCGCCACCACTATCACCCTGAAAATCTAGGTCTTGTGCAGTTATTTGTGCATCAACATATGCCTTAATTGATTGTTGAGATGCTAATTTAGTTGCAGAGTTACTATCGAAACCATCTTCGTCAAGAAACGCAGAACCAGATATTGCAGTATTAAATACACCACTTGTAATTGTTGGTGCAGTTAAAGTTTTGTTCGTAAGTGTCTGTGTTGCATCTGTTATTACCAGAGTTCCAGAAGCATCAGGGAAAGTAATTGTTCTGTCTGCCGTTGGGTCTGCAACCGCAAGTGTTGTTTCATAAGCATCATCAGTCGAGCCCTCAAATGTAATTTGAGATTCAAAAGTTGTTGCGCCAGTCTTAATACCGGTTACTTCTGTGTTCATTAAAGTAATTGCCTCAACAATATCTGTTGCTGATGCGATTACACCAGAAGCACTCGTTATACTTGCAATATCACCGACATCGGCTGCCGTTGAGTTGTAAGTTGTTCTTAGTGTGTCTAAGGTTGCTGTGTTTGCTACATTTCTATCTGCCATAATACTATTTATCTATCCTAATGCGATACATCTAACAATGTGTCCGAACTTGCTAGCGTGGGTTGCTGTTGTAATGCAAGTCATACTTGCATCTGGTATTGTAATTACATTATCTGCCGTTGGGTTGGCTGCCGTCAAAGTTGTTTCATAAGCATCAGCAGTTGAGCCTTCAAAAATGATTCCTTGTGAACTAGTACCTGGCCCAATATATAATGAAGATAATGTTTGGCCGTTTGCATATGTGTAAGTATCAATCACTGGTTCTGTAAAAGTTTTATTTGTAAATGTTTGTGATGCCGTTGTTATAGCAACTGCTGAAGAAATAGCAGGAGTTATTGTTTGACTTGATGCTGATACTGAAATCTGACTACCGCCCACAAAAGACATAGTTTGACTATCTAAATCGACTGTAACATTTCCACTATCTGTTGTTGCATCTAAATCTTGAGCAGTTACTTGTGCATCAACATATGCCTTAATACTTTGTTGTGTTGCAAGCTGTGTTGCACTATTAGAGCTCAAATTATCTTCATCTAATATAGCACTACCAGAAACTTGTGTATTCAAAGTAGATGTGTTAAAAGTAGGACTAGTTAATGTCTTACTTGCAAGTGTTTGAGTTCCTGTTAATGTAGTAACTGTACTATCTATATTGAAAGTCATAGTGTTACTATTTCCTACAGAATCAATACCAGTGCCGCCAGCAAAAGTCATTGTTTCAGAGTCCATTGTGATTTGTAGATTTCCGCCACTATCTCCAGCGAAAACTAAATCCATATCTGTATCTATTTGATTATCTACATATGCCTTGATACTTTGTTGTGTTGCAACTTTAGTGGCAGAATTGCTTGACATATCATCTTCATCAAGTACCGCACTTCCTGAAACAGCAGTATTCAATACAGGACTTGTTATAGTAGGAGTTGGAAATGTTTTTGCAGTAGATGTATCAGCATTATCTGTCAACATCACTCCACCACTACCATCTACAAAAGTCCATGTGCGGTCAGCAGTTGGGTCTGTAAATGACAAGGTCATTTCATAGTCGTCATCCGTCGAACCTTCCCAAACCATAGTTGATGCTGGGAATACAAACGCATCTGTTGTGATTTCTGGAAGTTCTGGATTAAGGGCCACAATAGCCTCAACAACATCAGTTGCCGAAGCAATATAACTAGTTGCGCTCAATATATCAGCAATATCACCAACATCTGCGGCTGTACCATTAAACTCGTGTCTAAAGTAATTTAATGTATCTGTAGCTGCTACTATTCTATCTGCCATTTGCCAACCCTATAAGTAAGTCTTTAATTTCTCGCATTTCTGTTTTTAATTCATTTACATCACGAATCACACTTCTTATTTCGTCATTCTGTTCTTTCTGTTTTCTTTTTCTCGCCATATAACGAGCATAAGCATCGGAGTCAGTATTGACAATTGCTTGAGATTTTAAATCTCTAACTAAGTTTGCGTGACCTTTAACCTTTGCAGTATCTTCCATAAGATTAAACTGCCAAGGCAATTCCTCTCATATCTCGTAAAATAGGTGGCTGTGAACTGTTTGTTCCAGACATCACTACCTTCAACTGAAACGCAGTAAATTCAGGCAAATCACTTGCACTAAATTTCTGTTCTTTAAATGTCAAACTATCTTTTGAAGGGTCAACTGCCGTGTCTGAAGTTCCATCAGAGTTAAACGCTGCCCAGGCAACATCACCGAGTTTTCTTGCATCCTCGGCACTTGTAATACGATAATATAATCTAAGTGTTGCCGTAGATTGAACATTTGCAGAAATTCTAATATCTAACGCAGTAGCGTCATTAGTCAATATAACAGGTCTTGTCATATACTTAGCAGAAGCACTACCGCCAGTATTTGTTGTTTCTTCAACAAAATCAGGAGTAGTTCCGTCTATTGGGTTATTTAATCTGTTCTGTATTAAGAACGCACTCAATCTTTGTGTGTCAATCACAGGCGAAATATTATTACTCTCTACAGGAGTTGACATAGAAATTGCAAGATTAAATGATTTACTACTAGACATCTCATTCGTTTCATTGATTGCACTAGCAATTAAATGCGGCGCACTCATATAGTAATCTTCATTAAATGTTACTGATATTGCCTTTGATGTTGCAGCCAATGAGTATTCTGTTTCAGAACCTTCAAGTGTTCTACCAGTTGTGTTTCTCATTGTTGCAGTCAATGATGTAGTTGGCGGTTGTATTGCACCAACGACAGGTTGAATTACATCATAGAGAATATTTCTTGTTGCAGTTACATTAGCTAATCCAGCACACTCACCAGACGCCGAAGCAGTATCAGAGTTTTGTGCAGTAATAGTGTAAGAATCTAACTTAATATTTCCAATCGTAGTATATGTGCCATTAAGGTTTGTGTGTGCAATGCCGTTGTGTGAACCAGAAGGAACGCCTGCGATTGTAACATTAGCAGATGTACTGTGCATACCATGATTAGGATGATGAACAGTAACCGTAGTAGAACCACTAGTTGTTGTAAGTGGGTTTTGTTTCAATGTCTTAGTCGGAATTATATCATTTACAAGATGAACTGTACCAGTTGTTGCCTCTGTAAACTTAGCACGATTAAGAATAAACTTCACATCTTCATTCTGTTCAGCAGTCCAAGTACTTCCATTCTGCGACTTAAACATTCCACCAAATGTCGGTTGTTTAGAAATCAATCTATTGTCATCTAAAGTCTTTTGTCCCATTCTAGCCGTGTATATAGTGTAGTTCGGAGAATTTGACTTTGCAACAAAACAGTACTCTGTATTTTCTTTTAAGAATACAGGACTTGGGAATGTGAATGTTGTTGACTCAGAAGCATCTGAAGAAACACTTACATCGCCTGCATCTACAAACACTTGACCAAACGGAACAATTGTTTGAGATGGATATCCATTAACCATTGTTCTGATTTGAACTTGTACAGGAGTTACACTTGCCTTAGATGAGAAGTATAATTCACAACTTGTAATAAACAAACCATTTGTAGAATCTACAAAGAAGGATTGAGCAACAGGGTCTGGATTATGATGTCTGTGTGGTGGATTACCAGCCCAAACTTGAGTGTTAGTAGTGTCTATATTTGTTCTTGTTATAGTCTGGTCCTCTTGAACATCTGTTCTTGAAATTTGAGGTTCTCTCGTAGACACAATAGTTTCTTGAACTTGTTGTATCATTCCTTTTGCAGTATAATCAGCCTCAGCAGATGTAAACACATCGCCAACCATATCATTTGTTGAACTAGTTGTTAATCTAAATGTTCTCTTACCTGTTCTCCAGATAGGACCTTGATGACTCGCTCTGTTCCATTTTCCAGTTGGCGGTTCAGGAATTGAAAAAACTCCTGATACTTGACCAGCGGCATTAGTTGTTAGAGCCGCACCTGCACTACTTCCTGTTGGTGTAACATAAGCAGAAACATCAATACCATCAAAGAATGGATAAACTCTTGTTAGAGGTTTCATATCTTTTGCATCAAATGAAACATCTTTTCCTCGAATGAATGGAGCAAACGCAACACTCACCACTCTATCACCAAAACTTGTTCTTACAGCATTTGGTATTAAACCAGTACGAATTCCTGCCCTTCTAAGTCCAACTCGTTGTGCAGTTTCAATAGTTGTTGTTTGAGTCTGCCAACCAAAACCAGGAGTTTGAGTATTTGTTCTATTTGTTTCTTGTACTGAGCCAGACCATTGTTCGTTCCAGTTACCCCAAACAGTACCAAGATTTAAATCTAATACACCAGCAGAAGCAAGATTTGTCAATGTATCGAATGTGCCTGGCATATCGACTTGTAAATCGGGTAATGTTTCAGTTGCCATCCACTCATCCATTTCAGGTAAAAGCGTTATTGTGCCAACATAGTCGATTACATCAAATGGTTGTAAATTAATTGTAGTACTGGCATATGGTTGTTCTGCATATGCTTCACTCGTATAAGGTAGTGTAATCAAATCACCAGTCTTTTGATAACCGTTTGTTGTTCTAATTGCATCAGTCATTGCAGTACTGTTTTCTAATGAACTATCTGACTCTATTAGATTAATATTGTCTTGATGGAACGCAGGGCGTAATTCGCCGTTTGCCATGTCCATAGAAACTGAATAGTCTGCATCTGTTACATCTGCAATTCCATGTCCAGTAAAGTTATCTACGATAATACCATTCTTAAATCTATCAAAGCCGTCAGCATCTTGTATTTGCATATTTTGTGCTTCTGCTTCTAGTAGAGATAGTTGTGTATAGTATTCTACATTTTCTAGTCGTTTCTCTATACGACCGATATCTCTCATTGTATATCGTCTATTATCTTGTGGTGTTATTTTAATATCTTCTGTATTAAATGTGTATGCAGGTATAAACATCTTATACAATAGCATAGCATCTGCAATACCTTCAGGTTCGATAGGCTCAACTGCCGAAGCGCCAGAGATTACTTTAAAGTCGCCATTAGATGCCATGAACACTTTATCTCTACGACTTAAATAGAACTCCAAGTCAGCAGTAATGTCTGTGTTGAATTTTGCAAATTCGACTGTAGAAGCACCTGTGCCACTAAATTGTCTGTCTTGTCCATCACCAGAATCAATAGTTGTAGCATTATCAACTCTTGGTCTAAGGTCTAGTACATCTCTTAATTCAAACTTCTCACCAGTAACATCAGAAGTATAAGAAGGTATATCACCATAGTCTATACCAGAATAACTATCTACACAGAAGAAGTTGCCAGCGCCGTGGGCGTAATAATCGTATGTGATAAGAAGTCTACCTGTTGGGGCAGATTCGCCTGCCTTTCTTACTAGACGACCAACATCATAGAAGTTATCTCTTTGTCCAGTATCTAAATCAAATCTGTGTGTAATATCTAGGTCTGTAGAAGCGGCTGCAGTACTAAAGTCAGCAGACATATAAACAGACTGAACATTGTAAACATCAGCATATCCTAGATTGATTTCAGTTTTACTTGCAAGAGCTGATGTATCAACAGTCTTAGTTATATCTGTTGTTGCAGTCTTTGTTTTTGCACCAACAACAGAAGCAGAAATAGTTGCAAGAATCTTAACTTTACTTCCATTAAATGTGCTGCCTAAATCGATTGCTAAAGTTTTGCCTGTTGGTGAACCGCCAAGTGTATAGTCGCCAGAACTCGAAAGCGTTATTATATCTCCAACTTCACCAGCAGTAGCACTACCGCCTTTAGTCATTACAGAAACAGTAACATCTGCCTCTGAATGTGCAGTAAATATTTCGTTAGTACCAGCAGTAAGTGTCGCAGTACCAGAACTTGAAAGGGTTGAAACGAACTGTCTGCGAATCTTAAATGATGTATCACTAATACTAGAATTATCTTCTGTCAATAATGTCTTAGTTACTTGATATGGTAATTTAAATAATAAACTATCATTTGTTGGTGATTGAATTTTTGTTCTTCTTCTTGTGAACTGTACTGTTGTTGCAGTTGTACTACCTAAACCACTAGACATCTCTGCCTTTGTATCTGAAGCAATACTATCTACAATTCTTGTAACTGTGTTGTTAGCATCATCTGTGAATGTGATTGAATCGCCAATTTGTAATTCAGTTGTGAACCTAGTTCCAGAACCAAATACTGTGTCTGCGGCCTGCGATTCTTGTGATATTACATCACCACTATTATCTTCTAGTAGAATCTTACCACCAGCGTTTGCCGAACCACCAGTAGTTCCGTTTAATAGTATATCTCCAGCAGTCGAAAGAGCCGCAGTTGTTGAAATTGTTCCCGTTAGTTTTTTGTGAGCACCAAATGTTGATGTTAAATCTACATCAGCAGTGTATGTCGGTGAACCTGCCATCGAAACACCTTTTGTCTGTGCAAATACTTTTTGTTCAAATCCTTTACAACCATAGGCATTATACTGAACGACAGCAGTGTTACTAGAAGAACCGCCCGTTGCAGTTTCGCCTTGTGTAAATGTTCCTTTTACATTCGACAAAACAACGACTGTATGTGATGCTGTTCCGCCAGAGGTATATGCTGAGAAACCAGTTCCGTCAACTGGGTCTGTTGCTGATACTGAAGAAGTCGAAGCATCATATAACTCAAAATTAGTCGAAGATGGATTCTTTACAGTATAGAAGTTGCCATTTAAATCTGTCATACCACCAACACTTGCAAACTTGACTTGTTGGCCTTCAATAAAGTTGTGGCCGCCAGAGCATGTTACAACAGGTGGGTTTGCTTGTGAAACTCCTGTTACTGTTGCTTCACCCAAAGATGTGATACTCTCAACAATACCTGTTGCACCTGAAGAGCCGCCAGTTAATGTTTCACCTGTTGTGAGAGCACCTGAAGCAGGGCCGTAAACATTCAAATGGGCGAACATTACAGTATCAAATAGATAGTGTTTATATGTGTTAGATGTTAGAGATGAAGTTGACATGAAAACACCAGAAGCAGTTCCAGAGTTGTATTCTATGCCTCTACTCTTTGCACGACCAATGTCATAAACTGTGCCGTCATTGTTGACTTGTTCTGTTCCTCTTGTGCCATGAACTGCACTTACTAATCGAACTTTCTTATATGCCTCTGTTTCTCCAGAAACGAATCCGACATCAGGTGTGCCATAGACATTAGTAACATTAACAAACGGAAGTTGTGCAACACGAGTAACAATACCACTCGCAGTATCAAAATCTCTCGCCTTATCTATGTCAACATAAGTTGTTCCGTGTTTTGCAATTTCATAACCTTTAACATATGCCTTGCCTTGTGAAAGACCTAATGCCAACTTAGCCTCACTTGCAGTATTGCCGTCAACAGATGTGGCCCCAGCCGCATAGATACCACGATTTGTTCCTGATATTAAATGTTCTCTTGGGTCTAAATCAAAATTACGAACAACATAATCACCACTCTCGTCAAATGTTCTTCTCGCAAGCGTATCTTCTAAAACAGAATATTGTGTTGAAGTAACCTTATTAGCTACTGTACCATTTCTTACTCTCATTAATTCAACAAAACTTGCGTCAGCAGTTGAAGTCAATGAAAGTTTAGCAAGAGTTAAATCAATTTTGAATCTGTGAGCGCCAGCCGCATTTGCGTTTGATGAGCCTGTTGCGTTATCTAGTAATGTTGTGTCGTCTGTTGAAGTAACAAAAGTTTCTGATATTGTTAGACCAACACGATAACTTGGTGTGTTTGTGTACTTGTCTAATATGAGTGTTTGCTCAGATACAGAAACGAAGAAGCCATTAATGTAATAAGTACCAGCCTCTATCTTAACAGCAGCGCCTTGAGCCGTTGTAGAAACAACTGCCGTACCAGCAGTACTAGTTAATGTTTCACCATCTGTAAATACAGCACTATCATTATCTGTTCCTGAATTTCTATATTTTACAAATAAAGTATCAGGGTCAGTACCATCTGTTGCCGCAATATTAACTACATCAGCAGAAACGCCTGAAGTACCACCAGTTACTTGAGTGCCGTTGAAACTCGCAAGAGTTCCAGTAAATGAAGTTAATTTAACGGCGTTATAGTGAAAGTCTGGTTCAATTTGACCAGGAACAACCATTGCACCGTGCTCAAAGATGTGGTCACCAAATTTCTCAATTTGATTTTGCGTGATAGATTGTTGTGTTGTTAGTTCCCTTGCTTGAACAGCATACGCTGGTCGATACATGACTCTGTGAAACTTTTTGGCTTCATCATAGTCGTCATAATAAGGACTAACATTAAAATCAGTTTTAGATGCCATGGTATTCCTTTATTTAAAATTCAATAATTAACTTAATATTTTCTGTCTGGTCAGACGCCCTTGTTATTGGACTTCTTTCTTCAACATATAATATATCTCCTGAGTCGGCCGCAAGTTCTGGATTTGAATAACCAGATGTAAATGAAACCCCATTTAATGTTCCACTAGTTGTGTTTGGAGTTGCAGAAGCACTTGATGTCTGTCCTGTGATTGCGTTTGAACCACTAAATGCAGTTGCGTTACCATTCGAGTCTGTTCCGACATCTGGGAATCGTGTTTGATACCAGTATAAGATTTTGTTTGTTGAATCATACTCGATTACTTTACCAACCGCACCAGTTGTAGCCTGATTAATTTCTTCGTCAGCAGAGAATGTTCCTGTTACACTTGTGAATCTAGCAGCATAAGTTTGTCGTCTAGTACTTGCACTTGCAACTGTTGTTGTTCCAAAGTTATATGGATTTCTTACAAGTCCGATTCTTCTAAAGTCGTTTGCAACACCAATATCAGATGTGCCTTCAGCACCAACGAGTGATTTGTTCATCATCACATAGAAAGCACCTAATTCTTTAAGTGCATCTGAGCCATGACCACCTTTAGGTGGAATGATTACATTAATGTTTGCACCAGAACCAGAACCACCAGCATTTGTAGCAGCAATAATATCTGCGTTTGTGATATATGCATAAGTGTATCCTGTTCCAGCAGTTGTAATAGAAACTGATGCTACAGCACCAGAACTGATTGTTACGGAAGCAACACCAGATGAACCATCACCACGAATAGGGATTGCAGAAATAGTAGAACCTGAGGATGTATTATAACCCGAACCACCAGCAACAACCAAAGCAGTGTCTAACGCACCATCAACGGCAGCAGCTGATACGGTAGAATCTGTTGAACAATGGATGAAGTCTGTCGACATGAAGTTAAGAGTTTCAGCAGAAGTTAATGAATACATGTACTTCCATCTGTAACCATCAGATGTACTAAAGATTGAGTTTGATGTAGAAGTTGGTTCTACTGTTGATGCTGTTGCACCATCATTCTCAATGACTTTGTAAACTGCATATGCACTATTCATCACAACAAAAGATGAATCCCAAAGATTCGTTGCACCACTATTTGCGGCGTTTGATGAACTAATATTATGTTCGTACATATCGTAAGTTGTGCCTGTAGTCCAGTTTCTTCTTGGTATACATCTTGACACATCTGTAGATGCTATAATCTTTGCACCTAACATATCGTCCCAAGCATAGAACTCATCAGAAACGCCATCATTAGGCGTTGGTGGTGAAGCATCTGTTCCTTCTGCGATTGTGTTTCCTTGAACATCAGCATCTGAGGCCCAAGCGTGTGCTCTTCCTATAAACAAATAATATGTTTCAGCAGCTGTTTCCGAGAAGGATTCAACGAACTGTTCCGCATTATTTATTCTGAATTTATTTGTGATAATTGCTGCCATTGGTTTGTCCTATATTCTTTATATCTATTTATAATGATTTACTAAGCGCTTTTCGTTACTTCAGTAGGAAAAGCAAAGTTGATTCTATGATTCTGACTTGATTTGTTTCCGTTGATGTCTGACAATCTCATTGTTTCACCATCTACATTACTATTTAGTGTGCCTGTAAAGCGTAATGTGTTCCAATCTGCAATTGTCGTAGACCAAGAATCTGATTGTGGGTGTTGTAAAACTCCAGATTCGTTTTCTAATATTATCTCTCCGTCACCAGCACCGCCTTCTAAAGTGATTGCGTTATTGGCCGAGAAGGTTGTAAATGCACGGTCACTTAAATTCTTAACTCTTGGTCCGCCATAGGCGTATCCGTTTCTTACTTCTACATCACGAACCGTATAGCCTTCGTTTCTATAATTAACGACTAGGTTACCAATCTCATTTTCAAACTCTATCTGGTCAGCGTCTGTTGCGCTTTCATAGATAAGATTATCTTGTATGATAACTGGCCTTAAATCATAAAAACTATTCCTATTTCTTTTCTCTAATTCTAATGTTGTTTCTGGTGTCAAGTTTACATCTACTTCACGAGCATTATAATGTGAACTTGTAAACGCATTACTCACATCAGGAGAATATCCTGCACTTGCAGCTGCTCTTGTTCTCTTAGTTAGTCCGTCTAACTGAGCGCCACCGAATGAACTACTGTGAGAAGCTCCTGTTCTTCTACCAAAGACTGTAGTGAATAGAGTATTTAATCTCATGTAAATTGGACTGTCTGAAGTACCAGAGAATAATCCCTGACTCAATGTCGCACCAACAGGTTGTCTAACTTGAGCACTTAGTTGAGTCGCAATATTTACTTCACCAGTTACATAGAAACCACTTGGATGAATTGCTCGTTTAAGTGAATCTCTCCACTTGTTAATACTTTCAGACACTTTAACTACATAAGAATAATCTTGATAATATAAACTGTCTTGAATCTTCTTAGATGATTCACTAAGGAACCCATCCTGATTAATATACTTACCATCAGTCGTAATGTTTGGATTGATTGAAGTTGTTCCTGTAAGTGGGTCTGATTTTGCCACAACAGCAGTTTCTCCGCCAGAGAATGTAATAGTATCACCAACTTCTAATGAGCTGGTTGTTACTGTGTATTTCAAAAGAGGTGCAGTAAAGTCTACAACTGTTCCTGTTGCACCACTTACACTAGATGTGAATGTTTCATCTTCTGTGATAGTACCCGAAACTGTTTTAAGAACTGCATAGTGAGGAAAGTCAAGAGTCGGCGCTGATGTATAGTTAATACCATGTTCTGAGATTAGTAAATCTGTTGCACGACCAATCTCTGTGCCGTATGGTATAACTGTCGCACTTGCACCATCAAATGTTTCATTCAACATTGTTCCGCCAAACTCAAACTCTATTCGACCTAGACCTACATCATTAGGGTCAGCCGCAATAGTAGTTACAGAATCATCTTGATTCAATATGTTTCCAGAATTTTGTTCAAACTCTATAGAACCTGTTCCATCTTCTAAAGTTATTACACTTAATCGTTGTCTATTCGTATCAGACTCTAAACTCAAGAATCTATCACCAACAGTAATCGTTGCAGTTGGTAGAGTTGTATAACCAGAGCCACTCGCAATCATTCTTATGTCAGTTATATCGCCACTACCTGTTGAGTTTTCTTGTACTAACTTATCACCAGGATACTGAGTATCATCTTGTGTTTCATCCTCTTGAACTATGTGGTCAGTTTCAGACATATTATAAGGAATGTCTAATTCGTGTTCTTGGTTTACAATGTAATGTCTTTCAGATGTATTTGTACCGCCATCTTCTTCAGATAATATATGTCCGACTTCATTCTCTAATTCTATTTTGACTTCTCTATCAATCATATTAGAAGCAGAATCTAAGAATTTGCCTTCTGTACCATCTGCAAATGTTTCTAATAGTAAGTCGCCAGAACCGCCACCAGTAATTGTACCAGTTTCTAATTCTACATGAATATCTACACTTCCTGTTTCAGGTGCAAAACCACCACCAACTATAGCAATCTTTGCTTCGGCAGTTCCTGAACTAAATGTTATGGTATCATTTTCTTCATATCCTGTGCCACCAGCATCTACAATGACTTCATCTATACCGCCACCAGAAATTTCCCCTACTTGTATTCTAGCACCAGCTCCTGCACCACCGGTTACTGTAGCTTCATCACCAATAGTTAATGTGCCGCCATCATTTGTAATTATTGTATCTGAAATTGCTTGACTTACTGTCATCTTAACAATAGTATCTTCATCAGCAATACTTACACCAGATACAACTTCACCATTAACAAAAGTGCCGGTTGTTGTGTCTGCATTTATTTCTACTTCAATAATCTCAACAGCGCCTTGTTGAAACTTAGTGATGTTTTCTACAATTGCAGTTGCTTCTCCAACATTATCATCAGACGGATTGTTTGCTTGTGTGATTGTTTGGCCAACTAGTAGAATACTATCGTTTACACTTTGAGTCGTTGTTTGTGTACAACGAATAAAGTTTTGTTTATTCCATTTACCATCTGACACACGCAACATGTCATCTGTTGGACGATAGACTTCAGATGTTTCGTTAAACAATAATCTAAAGAACGCCTTATTGGCCTTTGCAGTACCTTTTGCACGATATAGAGATTTAATATTCTTAACAAGTTTTCTAGTATCTACACTATCATGTGTGTCTGTAGGAATTGTGTTGAGAAACTCCTCTTTCATCTGAGTTAAGAAATCACTTATCGTGTGGTCTGGGTCAGAATAGTTTAGAAGTTGTTGAAGGTTTTCTACAGGGTTTGCACGATACTTGCCGACCTTTGCGGTTGCGCCAGATGTTGAGCCGGTTACAGTTTCTCCTGTAATCCATGCGTTGTTGGCTGAAACAAATAAACGAGAGTTACTTGTTATATCTTCTGCAAGAATTGTTGAAGTAGCGCCAGATGTTGAGCCTGTAATTATTTCGCCCTTGGCAAAAGAACTTGTGATTGTATTTGTTTCTTCAACAAGTTGGCCGCCAGCATCTAAACCATTTTTATTTGTTTGATTTAATAATACATAACTGTTAGTTGTACCTTCAGTTTCTAAAAGAATATTATCCGTTTCTGTAATGTCTGACAGGTTTAATTCTGCCGACTCCATAAAAAGGTAGTAAGACGACAGAAATTCTGTGAACTTAGGATGGTCCTCTAAAACAAATTGAGGTACTTGTTGTTTTACAAGTGAGGATAGTTTCCTCTTGTTAGTTTTGTATTTTGTTGCCATTGATTAAGAGTAACTAGATGTTGTCGTATATGATGTTCCTGCCTGTGAACTTCCACTTTCAATGCCATCGACTTCACCAGTAATTGTAGAGTTTGATGTATCGATAGATAGAACTTGATTTCTTACTGGCACAATGTCATTAGAGCTTGGTGTTGCAAATACTCTTATCTGTGTGCTTGCAGTTCCATCTACATTTGAAATAGATGTGATGTGTGCGGATGTTAGAACAACTTCTCCTGTTGTGTAGTTGACGGTGCCATAAGTTGAATCTGTATAAACTCGTGCAGTACCACTTAAATAATAAGCTCTTAAATTACCAGCACCATCATCATCTAAGAAATGCTCATTTGTTGAAGAATCATTATTGATTTTAAATCCTGTTGATGAAATAACGCCGCCGGCAGAAGCGTTGTGTCCAGAATGTGGATTATATAATGCATTGTTGTAGTTAAGTGTATACTTTAATCCAGAATTCAATGTCGGAGTAATATACTTGTACATTTTCACAGTTGTAATATTACTTAGAATAGATGTGTCTGCGTTATTAATATCTTCAATTAGTTTTGAGTACCTAAACATGCCAGCAAAATCCTCTAGTGTGTTATTATTATAACTTGCAATCTTAGTTAATACATTTGTCTGAAGTGTTGTTACATCTTTCGTTGTTACGCCAGAATTATATTTAAAGTTTACAACAAGTGTAATGTAGGTTGTTTCAGGGTCAATAATCACAGGCGTTACTGAAGCAACGGCATATTGTTTAAGACTCTGTACAATACTTTCTTTTGTGGCAGTTGTCAGATTAGAGCCTGATTTTGCCTTGATTGAAATATAAACTTTACCATAGTCAGGTGTGGCCGCATCTTCGCCGCCATAAACTTGAACTGCCTGTGCATTTGCATATAGACTCTTAACAAGAGTTTTATAATCTTCAGCAGTAACCGCCCTGTCTTGTGCAGAGTAATCTCTTGGTGCATTGTATTTAATTGAAGCAATTGATTCAAGCCCAGTTCCACCAGAAGCATTACTGATTGTAGTAACTGTTGCACTTGAGAATCCCCCAATAGTGCCAGATAGTGCAAATGTTGTAGCACCATTAGGTGCATCTCTGTTACAGTTGATATAATCTAATATAACTATGTTGCCGTCTGCAATTACTTTACCTGTAACACCATCGCCGAAGTAAACTTCAAAGCGTCCGCCTTCTACTTCTTGTAGAAAATATACTTTAGATGTAGCATCTAATTCTGTGATACCTGTTGCAAGCGTATATGTGTTTGTTGTTGCATCAGAAGATGATTCTTGCACTTTAACAGTTAGTGTCGTTGTATCAACACTATCGTTTGGTATAATGAATCGTTGGTCTATATCAGATGTGTTTGCCGTATATTTGTAATTTAGATATGAGCCTTCATGTACAACTAAGTTGCTAAATTTATAAACATTTGAAACAGGGTTGATACTCACATCAGCATTGTTCACAAAACTATAAGCTTGACCATCAACTGTTGTTGTAAACTTAGTTCCTCTTGACATTGTGAGAGAGGCGCCAGTAGCATTATTGACTAAAACATCAATAGTAGCTGTTGAGGATGTACAACTCGTTGGAGTATAACCAACTTGTTTTGCAAGCGACACAACACTAGAACGCAAGTCTGCACTATCAAGATACATTTCATTTGCAAGCATGTTTGCGTTGTAACCGAGGTAGTGAGTATTATATGCTAACACATCAAGAAGTGTCGACATACCAGAACCTTCGAAGTCGTAGTCTGTAAATTCGTTCTGTTGTGATAAAAATGTTTTTAAGTTAGCCTTGATACCATCAAAGTCTAATTCTGAAATTTCTAGTTTAGTTGCCATAGGTTATCTCAATCTCTCTAAAAAGGATTCTACTACTACAGGGTCAGGATAATTCTGTACATAGAAAGATATTTGAACAGAGTATCCATTTCTCTCAAATTCTGGCTGTGTATGTACTTGAACTAATCTACATCTTGGTTCGTAATTGTTAATTAAATTTTCTATTTGTTTTGTGATTACATGATTCATCTGAGGAGTCATTAACTCAAATAACATTGCTCTCAAATTAGAACCAATTTCAGGATGAAAAGGCTTTTCGTAATGATTGGTATTGATTAGATTTCGCACACTTCTTTTTACTGATTCTGCATCAGTAATTTTCTGAATATCTTTTGTTGCAGTATTCTGTTGAAAGTCTAAATTAAGGTCCTTAAAGACCCTAGAACTTCTTGTGCTTTCATTAGTTTGTGTGGCGTCATATCTTGACATTTAGATTCCCATCCTTTTGTAATATTTATATCTTACCCAACGAAAACATCATCAGAACCGCCTGTTCTAGCGTGTGTGCAACTGTCTATATCTCCGGTTCTATTAATTGCAATCCCACCAGCAAACACAGTCGAACTTCCATTTGCAGTTGTAACACCAGCATGCACATTAGGATATATGCCGTGTGTTGTAACTGTAGACCCGTTTACTGAAATTAACTTATCGTTTGCATAGACAGTTGACTGTGCGGTAGAACTAATTATTCCGCCGCCAGTATTAGCATCCGTCTTTCGTTGTACGGCTGCCATTACTTCTTCTTAGCAGTCGTCTTTTTCTTTTTCTTTGCAGTAGGTTTCTTAGCAGGAGTAGGTGCAGGTTTTTCACCAGCTCTTGCAGTTGTTTCACCAGTTACTTTTGCAATTATCTCATCAACAGCATCAGTTGTCTTTCCAGTTGTTTTTCCTGTAACATCATCTGACTCTGCAACGGCCTTATCGAGTTTCGCATTAAGTTCTTCATCATACTCTCTAAAGATGCCTTGACTTCTATTCTCAAAAGCATTCTGTTTATCACTCGTACTATGGCCTGCTTGTGCATTGCCTGGGTGGAATACTTTTTGATTAGGTGGGTCATTTGGTTCTGGTGTGTATGGTTTTGTAACTAGAGGTGATTTAGTCGGAGTCAATCCTGGTGGTAATATAGCCTTACCAGTAGCAACAAGAGTTCTTCTATTATGTAAGTGTTGTTCTTGAATTTCTGCCTTATCTCCGCCTTCATAAGCAACAGCGTGCATTTCTCTAATTAATACCTTAGCAACATCTTCACCATTAATTGTTCTAAAGGTACCAAGAACACGGCCAAACTTACCTTTCATATCTTCGCCCTTCTTACTAACTCGTGTTTCTAATACTGCCTCATCGCCTAATAGAGAACTTAGTCTTTCTTTTGCAAGAAGTCCAAAGACCTTTTCTACTTTATCACTTGTTCGTGATTCTGGCGTGTCAATGCCCATAATTCTTACTCGTTCATTGTGAACCCAGATGCCAAAGCCTAAATCTATGTCGACATCAACCGTATCACCATCAACGATTTTTCTAATTTTAACTCTATACTCATGCATGATTTTTTCCTTTAATAAAGATTGCTTTAATTGTACATAAACTATTTATAATCGCTTGACAGGAGGTTTGGATTAATGTATAATACTTGTTATGAATAATGGGCGAATATCCAAGAAGGATATTGAAAATGATTTAGTACGAATATTCGAGAAATATCCAAAATCCATAGAAAAGGTGATTTCCATCTCTTTTAACCTGATTTTAGACTGTTTTGTGGTCATGTACGGCGAAAAAAAGACGATAAGCCTGTTGAATGACTCAAAAAAGTCAATTCGTGATGGAAAACACACTCAAAAACAAAGAAAAACTCGAAAATCAACTAAAAGGAGTCAAAAATAGTGAGAAAACGCAAGGTTTTAACGGAAAAACGCAGAATTTTACTAAAGACAGAACATAAGGCATACAACAAACGACTTAGAGAACAATATTTACACTCTGCTCAACTAACTTTTGACGATTATGTTGACTATGTTGATGGCTACTACAAAGTTTCAATACAATCCCAGTCTATTAAGAGATACTCTATACCAAAAGTCAGAGAAACAGAAGAAATTCCTAGTCTATCTGCATTTAAAGAGTCTGCAACAGGCGTTGACTGGCTCAAACACAAAGAAAAACTAGAAATTAGTAAACAGTACACAGTAGTGCCTGCATACAATAAGGGTCCTTACATGGTTGTACCTATTGATGAACTACATACCGCAGGTAAGAAAGTATAGTGAATTGAATTCAACTTATTCCGTGCCATTTTTCAACCAAATAGTTAGCACAAACTTTGGGAATCGTGTATAATATGCTTATATTATGATGAAAAAGGATGAAATATGAAAGTTGGAAATAGAATGAAAAATGGTCGCAGAGAGGACCGTATAAATGCAAGATTTGAAAAAATGGTTGCAAAAGTAAACAAACTTGAGGCCGAGAATAGACGCCTTAAAGAATTACTGATTAATGCTGGCATAGATGGGTGGCATGTACCAGACCCGATTTTACAAAAAAGATTTGATGATATTATCGATAAGGCAAAATCAGACGAAATGCATAATCTAAGGGAGAAGTCATTCAAATGAAGGTTACTGATAGAATAAACGCAATCATTCAAATTCAAAAACTTGTTAAAATGTTTGATGATGCAGACGAACTTGAACTTCTAGTCAAATTGATTGAAGAAGCAAAACTTAAACTAAAGGAGTTAAAATGAATAATTGGGAAAAAGAACACAACGAAAATATGGAATCAATCAGAGCATCTTACGATAGCATTATGAAAAGCGGCTACTCTATTATGGGTGTTATGATTCTTTGGATTGGTATTGAAATTGGAATGATGTTATGAAAAATACAATTATTATTATTCTACTTATTATTAATGCAATTATATGGAGTCAACTATGACAGGTGAAGAGCAATTTATAACAGCGATTATTGAACAAGCAATTGAAGATTGTGCTTACACAGGCACAAGTGCTAAGAAAATTAAATTCAAGATGGACGCTATCGACTGGATTGTCGGCCGTCATCCTGAGTTTGTAAACTATTGTAAGATGTTAGGTATTGAATACGAAGTCATACGAAACAAGATAGTACAGAATGTTGACATGTCTTACACACAAAAACAAAAATTCAAAATTAAAGACGAGGAGATTGCACTTGCCTAAAAAAATGACTTACAACGAAACAGTTCGTGCGGCCGCAAAAAACAAAAACGGAATTGATTTTAAGTTTAATGAAGATTTGATACTTGCTGACATACAACAATATGTCGAAGCAACCTATGGTTCTCATTATGCTCAAACAAAGAGTTATCAAGCGACAGAAATTATTATTGACCAAGGTCATGGTACTGGTTTCTGTATGGGTAATATTATGAAATATGCTCAACGCTATGGTAAGAAAGAAGGACATAATAAGGCTGACTTGATGAAAGTTATCCATTATGCGATTATACAATTATCGACAGACCACTACAAGGAGAAATAATGAAATGACTTTTGAAGAATTAAGCCGTCAGTTTGAAAAACTGTGGGTAGACTTATGTGAGGATGGTCAACAAGACCCACTTGCATGTGCAGGTATTATGATGGCTCAAGCCATGAGAATATACAAGTCAATGCTCACAGAAAACGAATTTAATATTATGGTAGAAACCATACTAAAATCTCGACCAGAGATTACTACAATAGAGAAACCTACAATTAACTAATGTACAAACAAATAAGTGAAAAGCAATTTAATAAATTGTTAGACTCCTATGAACAAGGAGGCACCTATCAAAAAAAGAAAACTATGATTGATAAAAATAAAATGAGATTCACCTACGACCTTTGGTTGCAGAAATACAAAGGCAAAACTGTACATGAAATTACTGTAGAAGAACACACAAAGTTCTCTAAAGAATACAAATCGTGGAAGACAGGAAATATTGAGAAATTATAAATATTGCTTACAAATCTTGGGACCGGTAAATCATATGAACAGATACCCAAGTCGTCCTCGGTAAGACGCAAAATTAGGTGTATGTTTAACGATACTCAGCACCTAAAAGTTGGTCATCAATGACGAAGCTTCCTACTACTTTGATGACCGACTTCTGCCCCCATCTTTAGACTTTGCTTCTTCATCTTTCTGTTGTTGAATCACCATATCAAGTTTAGCATTTAAACGAATCAAATCGTTATCTAGCATTCTAATCCTATCAATAAGTGCAATGAGAGTCATATGGCTTTCGTGTACAACTGGGTCTACTTCGGTAGTAACCCATTGCCATATGTAATAGATAAAGTATCCCAGTCCTATTGCTGCGATAATTGGGAATCCGTATTGACTGATTAATGCACCAATGTCTAATTGTTCAGCTGCTTCCATTAGTCCTTCCTTGCATCTTTCTGACCATCTGCTCTTGCGATACGGTCCATATCAGGTTGTATGCCAAATGCTTGACACATCTTTACATCAATACGAACAATCTCGTTGTTCATAGTTTTTACTCTGTTGTCGAGGGCGATTGCAAACATGCGTTGTTGCTTAATCGAATCTAACACACCTGTTAAAATAAAGTTAAGTGTTAGAAAGACGAAGTAACCACCAACTAAGGCTGCAACTATAGGGAATCCTACATCTGTGATAAGTGATAACCATTCCATATCTATTTCTCATTCAGTTTCATATAACTATTTATACTTCATCAAAGAAGTAACCTTCAACCTTTCTTGTTTTTAGTTCTTCATTGATTGCTGCTACTTCTTCGTCTGTATAATCATACCAGTCGAATATCTCATTAATATATCGTTTACACCCAATACAATAGTTGTCTTTATTATATTCACATATACCTTGACAGGGGTTATCTATATTCATATTCGGGCTCTAAAGCTAGCTAAGGAGGGTTTCTGATGGACGCACATAAGTACTTATAAGAACCAAGTTCTTTAAAGCGGACAAAAAAAGACCCGATGGGAGTAATCATCGGGTCTTAGTACCATACCACATGGTTTGGGTCTAGGCCCAATATTTTACGACCTAGAATTTCACAACAGCCTTTAATGATAAAGAGCCGTCTGCACTACCTACTTTATCCCAAGAACCAGTAAAGATTCCTGAAGTAACAGATAGTCCGTATGTTTTAACATCTGTCTTAGAGTTAGATACTTCTCCTTTTACAGTACCGATTCCGGCAACTGAAGTTGAAACTGAACCACCCATTGCACCATCTTCATATGCATCACGAGCAGCATTTTGTCCACGGTCAACAGAAATAGTCCATCCACCACTTGTAACGCCATTAGCGTCTGTAGTAGCAAGAATAGTTCTTGAAGCGCCTAACTGTAGTTGATGGTCTGTACCAACTTTTGCGTGTTCAACATCAACACTAAACCCAGCAACTTTTGCCGAAGCAGTAGTTGAACGAGCAGTATTAGTAATGTTAGTAACATCTACTTTAACACCAGCAATTGACATGCCTGCATCAAAAGTAGTTGCGCCGCCTGAAACTTGTGTAACACCTACAGTTGCAGGTCCTACAGTAGTTGAAGCGTTTAGTTTGCTGAAATCAGCATCAGTACCAGACCAGTCACCCAATTTAAACTTAACACCAGCAAGTGTAGACTCAACATATAAGTCGTCTACTGCCATTGTTTCGTCAAGAGTAACAGTAACAGCACCAGCAGCTGAAGAGCCAACTAGAGTTGTTGCTAAATCTTGAGTGTACACACCAGAGTCATTTAAAGTACCAGTATACTCACCCGATAAAGCTATCGCCGCAAATGAATTTGCAGAGAATAGAGCAGCTATAGCTGCGATTAAAAGTTTCTTCACTTTTTTCTCCTATTAGATTATAGTTATTATCTTTGATATCCCACTTATGCATCATATCACTTAGTATTTATAAGAGTTTTGCATTACAACAACAGGTGTTGCAAAAATACAACATCTAAGATGTGAGCATTATACACTATCTTAATAGCCTTGTCAAGCGATTATGTTATCGTGTCAATAATAACTTTAGTTATCTCATATGGATTAGCATTACTCGCTGGGCGTCTATCTTCTAAGTAACCAGACTTATAATGATTGTCGACAGTTTCTACAGGTATTCTTATACTTGCACCTCTGTCGCCTTCACCATATGTGAACTGGTCAATGCTTTGCGTTTCGTGTAAACCTGTGAGTCGCTTATCATTATCTTTACCATAGACAGCAATATGTTCTTCATGTCTATTCTTTAGCTTACTGAGAATATCAATATAATGTCCCATAGATGAGTTTGTTCTCATT